AACTCCCCCTGAGAGACAAGTCTGGCACCCTTGTGCTTCCTGTGATTTCTATAACACGCAGTGGCATCGAGAAGGACATCTCCCGCGGGATGGGTACAAATCAGCAAAATGAGATCGTGATCAAACGGCGAATCTCTGAGAAGGATCCTGAGTACCAGAGATTGATAAACAAGGAAAGAATCCAGAACGAGCCAGAGAGAGCCACCAGCGCAAACTACATCTCGCAGATCAGCGGCTTACCAGATGGTGCCGGCGCTCTGCCAGGGACAGTGGCCACTCGCCGCAGGATTCCCACCAACGCCACAGCGCCCAGCATCACCAACAACACTGAGCGCGGAATCTATGAGATTATAACGATTCCAGCGCCAAGGTACTTCCTCGTGACCTACGAGATAAGCATCTGGACCCAGTACACGCAGCAGATGAACGACCTACTCACGGTGTTCCTGAGCTCTGGTCACACCAACCAGGTGCAGACCTTCAGGATCGAGTCTCCGAAGGGATACTACTTCGTGGCGTATCTCAACTCTGGCGTCAGCTCTGGGAACAACTTTGACAACTTCTCAGAAGATGAGAGGATTGTCCGTGCATCTTTCACGATGGACGTCGTGGGTTACATCATAAATCCCAAGTATCCTGGCTCGAAACAGTCCGTCAAGAAGTACTACTCTGCGCCAACTGTGAGCTTTGACTTCGTTCAATCCAGTGGCGAGATCTCAAAGATCAAGTCAGGTGGAGTCAAAAGCACAGACGTACAGTCGTTTGTCCTTGAAGACGTCAGGCCAGATGACGAGCCAGCGCAGACCACACTCATACAAGAGCGCGGAACCGTGAGCGGTGATCCATACTATGATGTGACCAGCATTGGTGGAACTAGCGCGGGCAAAGATGCACTCACAATAGCAAGAGAATATGTAGATCCAACCACGGGACTCTTGGTTCGCCAGAATCTCAAGCCAATTGGAAGAAACAAGCGAGTCGGAGAGACGGTTTACAGGGAGCAGATTTTTACAGATCTCGGATCCCTAGTCTTGGAGCAGGGAGAGGAATCTTGACGCTCGGCCTGATACTTATGAAAGACCGCAAATCGTAAAAGGAGATTAGGATGGCTGAACAAACATTTCGTTCTCCCGGCTTTTTCGAGAGAGAGATCGACCTCTCTGCTCGTCAGCAGGCCCCAACTGGGACCCCGGCCGGAATCATTGGAACGGCAGAGAAGGGTCCCGCATTCGTGCCTGTCACTGTCGGATCTTTCGCAGACTTTGAGACCAAGTTCGGCACCCTTGATCCGGATCGCCATGGACCATACGCTGCCCGTGAATACCTGAAGAACAAGGACGCAGTCACGTATCTCCGAGTTCTCGGAGCTGGCGCCAACGAGTCGACGACAGACATGACGAACACCTCCACCTACGGAATCGTCAAGAATGCCGGATTCAAGGTGGCCAGCGTGGCGGCTGATGTGTCTGGCGCCTCTGCACGAGGCACTGTCACCTTCCTATGCGCAAAGCACTACGTCTCTGCCTCTGAGGCGGTCGCTTTCCCTGCCTTCTCAGACAACGCCAGCGTCAACACTGCGACCTCTCCGAATCTGGTGAGGGCTGTCCTGTTCTTCACCACAGCCTCCCGCGGCGTGGTTCTGGACCACAACCAGACCGTCAATGCCTCGAACGTCAACGCCAGCGACAACCTGGCGACCGTCAGCGACCTCACAAACTTCAAGTTTATTGTGTCCTCAAGCGAGGGCTCTGTGTTCTCGAACGACGACGGTGTGGCAGGCGTAAGGGTCTACAGCGCTTCTCTGAACCCGCACAGCAACAACTACGTTGGAAAGATACTCAACACCGATCCGAGGAAGTTCCAGGAGCTCAACCACCTTCTCTATCTCGACTTTGCAGTCGAGAACGAGCTTGCTGGCGTCGATCTCGGAGCAAACTCCATCGCACTGATCTCTGGTTCTAGCTCGACAAATCCCGTTGGACTCTCAGACTCCTGGACCAACTCATTCGGACGCTTTGACACGAGATTCACGACGCCACAGACGACCGAGTTCATCTCCCAGCCCTACGGAAAGGTGGAGTTTGACCTCTTCCACTTCGAGGCGCTGAGCGATGGCGTTTACGCCAACGACAAGGTGAAGATCTCGATAGCGAACATCCGCGCCTCTACTGATCCGAATTACGATTACGGAACCTTCGAAGTCCAGGTCCGCCGCTTCGACGACACCGATACCAACCCTGCAATCCTCGAGGCCTTCCCTGCCCTCACTCTCGATCCAAACAGCGAGAAGTACATCGGCAGGATAATCGGAGACTACGCTGCAAGGTTCAACTTCGACTCTACTGACGAAGACGAGCGCCGAATCGTTATATCTGGCAAGTACCCGAACCGCTCGGCATTCGTGAGAGTGGTGATCAACTCTTCGATCGATAGGGGAGAGGTTCCTGCCGATGCCCTTCCGTTCGGATTCCGTGGAATTCCAGTCCTCAAGACCACAAACAGCATGACGGACCTCGGCCACTCTGCCCTCGCCTTCGATGGCACGACCTTCGGCTTTCCAGCAGTGGTCAGGACCTCGGCTCTCGCGGCGACAAACCTCACGGGCTCCATCGTTCCTCCTCTCCCGCTCCGATTCAAGGTCACGCGTGGAGAGACCAACATCTCTCCGTACTTTGCTGGACAGCCGGGCAAGAACGAGAGGGTCGATGCCAGGCTCTACTGGGGAACAAAGTTCGAGTCTCTCCCGCTCACGTCCTCTACTGAGAACGCGATCTACAACCCGAACTCCTCAGACATGCTCAACCCGCTCCTGACGGCTTACAGCAAGTTCCAGGGAATCTTCAAGCTCGACAACCTCGTGACGGGCTCTGGCGCCGATGCGTTCAACAATAACAAGTTCACGCTCGCCAAGGTCGCTTTCGTCAACACAGAGACCAACCTCTCCACACTCACCGGCTCTGCCGCTGAGCACATGAAGGATGCGGCATACATCAGGAACGGCGCACCGGACGCAGTGAACTACACAGTCAATGACGGAACTCTCAGTGGCAGAATCACGATGGCCACGCTGGTCCACTCAAGCTCAGTGAAGTTCAACCGCTTCACTGACTACGCAAAGTTCACGGCGCCGATGTATGGTGGATTCGATGGAGTCAATATCCTCGATAAGGACAACCTCCTTCTCACTGACAAGGCTTCCTCAACTGACGCTGGTGGAAAGGCCGCATCGACATACACGGGTGGTCTCGGACTCACTGGAACCAACAACGGCGCGATGTCTGGAGCTGGAAGGCTCAACAATATCATCAACTCGTACCGCGCGGCGATCGACATCATGACCGATCCGATGACGGTGAGCACCAACCTCCTCGCGATTCCTGGAATCAGGGACACATACATCACCGACTACGCCGCGGTAAGCAACCGTGACTACTCGATGGCGATGTACCTGATGGACATCCAGCACTACGATGAGGATGGCAACAGGCTCTACACCGACTCAACGGCGAAGAGGGACGTCAGGTCCACGGTCGAGCAGTTTGAGGGACGCCAGGTTGACAACAACTACACGGCGACCTACTTCCCAGACGTGTTCATCAACGACGAAGTCAACAATCGTCCAGTCAAGGTTCCGTCATCTGTCGCGGCGCTCGGTGCCCTCGGCTACAGCGACAAGGTTTCCTACCCGTGGTTCGCCCCAGCAGGCTTCAACCGCGGTGCGATGGACTTTGTCAGGAACAGCGAGGTCAGGCTCACCTCTGCAGATAGGGACAACCTCTACGATGCAAGGATCAACCCGATCGCAAACTTCCCGAACGGTGGATATGTGATCTTCGGACAGAAGACTCTCCAGATGACAAAGAGCGCGCTCGATCGCGTCAACGTCCGCAGGATGCTTCTCGAGGTCAAGCGCCTCGTGGTCCAGGTTGCAAACAACCTCCTGTTCGAGCCGAACAACGCCGCCACCCGCGCGCGGTTCATTGGACAGGTCACCCCGATCCTCGCACTCGTCCAGTCCCAGGCTGGTATCGAGAAGTTCAAGGTCATCATGGACGACACCAACAACACCCAGTCAGACGTCGAGCAGAACAAGCTCAACGGTAGGATCGTCCTCGTTCCGACCCGCGCAGTAGAATTCATCTCGATCGACTTCATCATCACTAACAGTGGTGTAATCTTCGCTTGAGACATAGTTACATCAGAGATTAGGAGTTAGGCAAATGGAGCTAAAGTTTAAGAGCCCAGGCGTTAGCACTAGAGAGATCGACCTCACCGGTCCGACCGCTATTGCTCCCCAGGGGACTCCGGCGGGAGTGATTGGTACTGCAAATTTTGGTCCGGCCTTTGTCCCCGTGACTCTGGCCACGTACCAGGACTTCACGGCAACCTTCGGTGAGACCGATGGGGAGAAGTTTGGCCCGCTTGCCATGAACGAGTGGTTCAAGAACGCTAGGGCAGGTACCTACGTCCGAGTCCTCGGCGTTGGAGACGGTCTCAAGAGGGTCACCTCGACGTCCACCTCCGCAGATGGCAGCACAATCTACGCCGGCGCGGTGAAGAATGCTGGATTCGTCGTAGGCTCCAAGCAGGTCGGCACAAATGGTTTCCTCGGCAGGAATCCATACGCCACTAATCTGGGTGTTCCTGGAAGGACTTACTTCCTCGGCGCATTCATGTCAGAAAGCGCAGGAAGCACGGCGTTCAGCTCAGCAGGAATCCAGACTGCAGGCCAGAATGTTGCGCAGCCGATCCTCCGCGGCGTGGTGATGGCACCGTCAGGCGTTCTCATCACCCTCACGAGCGGCGCAAATGGTCACATTCCTGCCACTGTTGCAGGAACTTCTGACCAGGGCTCACACATCGGAAACGTCAATCTCGACTCTTCTGACCTGAGCTTCTCAGTCGTTCTTAACGGTCACATTGCGACGTCACAGTACCCGAACATAATCACCGCATCGCTCTCTCCTGTCTCGCCTAACTACTTTGCGAACGTGTTCAATACTGATCCGACGCTCATCCAGCAGGCCGGCCACTACCTGTACGCTCACTACGACGTATATCCTCAGCTTGCGGCAGTCACGGCATCTGGTTACAGCGTCCCAGTGAAGACAGGTAATGTTGAGCTCGCTGCCTTCATCCTCACGAGCTCTCTCGCCAGGAACGTTGGAAGCGCTACGATCCCGAACTTTGAAGGCTTTGCCGACAGGTTCAGGACCGCGTTCTCACCGCAGGTGATCTCGCAGAAGTTCGGCAGCAGAAACAAGAACCTGTTCCGCTTCCACGCGCTGGATGATGGCGCCTCAGCGACCTTCGATTTCAAGATCTCGATCGAGAACATCAAGAGCTCAAAGGTCGATGGCGACTACGGATCATTTGACGTGATCGTGAGAGACTTCAACGACACGGACGCAAAGCCGGTCGTGCTGGAAGCCTTCCGCGGGCTGGATCTCAATCCAGGATCGAACAACTACATCGCCCGTAGGATTGGTGATATCCACACCTACTTCGACTTCGACAAGTCGGTGGGCTCCCAGAAGCTCGTAATCGACGGCAACTTTGCCAACCTGTCGAAGTACATCAGGGTTGAAGTCTCTTCTGAGGTCTCTGACGCTGGCGTTGACCCCACGGCGCTCCCAGTCGGATTCCGTGGTCCATGGCACTTGGTGACATCTGGCTCCAGCATCATCGGAAATGGCGCATACTCTGCCACATTCCCACAGAGGCTTGTCCAGCCGCCAATTCCGCTCCGCCAG